CTGATTCTGATTCTTTAATTCTTCTGGTATTCTGGAATAGTCCATCTGTTCCCACGCTCCTTACTCTGTAATCAATTCGCTGTGTGGTAGTGATTCGATGAAATGACAGAACGTATGCCATTCATCAAGTTTATGGTTTCTTCGTGCATGATAGATGTTCTTCAACACTGCATAATTAAGCTGTACGGTACGCTTCTGGTTGTAAGATGACGGCAAAAGCTGAATCATCTGCCACCAGTCACGCTTGTCCTTCTGACTAAGGAAGTCCAGTCTTGCATTGTTCAGTGCATCCACTACCATCTTCATGATAATAAGATTAGTCTGAGACAGGTGATCCGTGGAGAAATCTTCCAAGGTAAACTCTTTTGCCTGAATCTTGTGCATTGTGCTACACGAATTTGCGACTGTACCCACCTTGTAGGTGTCAAACTCCTTCCACCAGTAGAGAGGTGCTTCCACATCTACCGTGACGTTAATCATTCTCAGGAACTTCCCGTGATCGTTACCTGCTGCCGCAAGTCTCTTCATGAGAGAGAGGTCATTTTCTCCTACTGCATAGCAAGCAAATTCTGAACAATCGTGTTCTTTCGGATGACAAATACCTTCACGATCAATAATTCCACATTTTCCACAATCTACAGCAGGATAACTGTCTGATTTATCCCATGAGTTCATAGGATTTCTCATACCTCTAATTGCAGCTTCCCACCCGTAGGTTTCTGCCTTTGAAATTCTAATCATGATTCATACCATCCCTTCTGCGAACTCTCATGTAGTCTTTGTAGTCCAGACCATTCATCTTCGCTGCTGTATGCAATGCTCTCTTCTTTGTGCCGTATGTGCCGGGGATAGGCTCTTTACAGCCTACCTCCGTGACATACCATCTACTGCTACCGTGTTCTTTGTGTACTTCGTACTTCATAACCATAGTCTTTGCTTTCCTTTCCAATCGGTTAATAACCTGTTCGGGATCAAGGTCACAAAGGGAATGAAACCATTGTGACCGGAAGAACCTTCGGCACTCGTCCACGTTACAATCTGTAGTCGGTGACTTAAAGCCCGCCAGTAAGTCAACGTAATCAATCGCAGCTTGCTCTATGATCCCGAACTTGAGATTATCAATCCCTTTATTTGTCATACCTTAACCCTCCATTACATTGACTTTCTCTCAGCAATCTCAGCCATTTTTGCAGCGTTCAGACGGGTATCACCGTGAACTCTACTGTAGGACAGATAGCCATTCATTCTGTCAATCTTCGTGAGGTTGGTACTGCCACACACCGGGCACACATCCATCTCTAACTCTTCATGACCGCAATCATCACAGTATGCCAGAGACAGGTTGACTCCTTCGTAATAGCCTAACTCCATTGCTCTGCATACCAAAGTCTTGACAGCGTTCCGATTGTAGCTGATCGGATATCTCACATACTGAATCTTACCGCCGTTGCAGAGATTCCAGAAACGTCCTTCCAAGTCTTGCTTCTGAATCGGTGTGATATCTTCTGTGACGTGACAGTGAAAGCTATTACTTACATAGGGTCTGTCTGACACATTCTTAACTACTCCGTACTTCTTTCTGAACTGCTCCACCTGCAAACCACAAAGGCTTTCAGCAGGTGTACCGTAGATTGCATACAACCATCCGTCAGCTTCCTTGTACTCATTGACCTTATCGTTGATGTGCTGCATGACTTCCAGTGCAAATGCACCATCTTCCGCAATGGACTTGCCATTGTAAAGTTCCTGCAACTCATTAAGTGCTGTGATTCCGAAAGATGCCGTCATAGGTTTGAGAAGTGATTTAATCTTGTCCGAAGGTTTCAGATGCCCTCCGTAGAAACCACCTTCACAATAGGCAATCGGGTTGGTACTGGCTTTCATCTCTCCAAGGTATTCATAAGTACGCTTGTGAATATTGCGGATCATTTCAAGGTAGAAGTCCAAAACCTCATAGAAGTCCTTACCCTCTTCTCTTGCTTTCGCAAGAATCATAGGCAGATGCAGACTCACTGCACCAATATTGAAACGTCCTTCAAAGATAGGCTTATCATCTTCGTCTGCCGGGTGCATACCGCCACGCTCATACCACGGACTAAGGAAAGCACGGCAACCCATAGGGCTTACCACTCTGCCATATTTCTTGTACATCTCAGCCACATAACCGTCACCTGTAAGAGACAGCCAGTCAGGGTACATAGTCTTGCAGCTACAGTCAATCCCGGCTTCAAATACATCTTCGTTGATACAACCTTCGCCGTGAAGATTCTTGTCATACAGGAATACCAATTTAGGGAAAAGGACAGGCTTTTTATTTCCCGGCTTACCCTCACCTGTCATGTGAACACGCAGGAAAGTCTTGCTTGCCATCTTACCGAAACAATCTGTAGCCAGACCGAAGGTCATAGTGATAAATGGATAGTCACCACGGGATGATCCCACAGTGTTCAGCTTCATTTCAATTCCTTGAAATCCCTGTTCAAAATCTCTTTCTACCTTCTGCATAGCCCATTCATGAACTTCCTGCGTGAAGGTCTGCTGATTGCGAATTTCCATGTATTCATCCACATACTTCTTATAAGATTTCTCAGCGTAAGGTGCTGCCAACTTGTCAACTTCCGGTACTGTAAATCCTCCGTACTGCTGACTTGCGGTTGCGAGGATGATATCACCCAGTACATCAAAGAACACATCAAGCGTTTTCGGTTCGTTGTACCAGATATTTCCCATCTCAAAGCCACCCTTCATAACCTCATTGACTCTGAACAGGCAACAGTTCATAGTGTCCAGTCTTGCGGACTGATCGTGAATGTAAATGTAACCGTCCCGGCAAGCCTGCAACTCTTCCTGAGTCATGAAGAACTTACGGTACAGACGCTTATTCAGTTCGTTGAAGATCAAGCAACGCTTTGTAGCCACCAGTGCTGAGTCCGTGTTTGCGTTCTCTTTATCTCCCTGAAATCTAACAACCTGCGATTTCTGGAATACCCTGTCCAACACATGAACAAAGTCCTGCTTATAGTTTCTGTAGTTACGATAGGATGTAGCAATCCGTGGATTGTACTTATCAAGTACCTGTTCCACAATGTTGTGCATCACGGCAACCGGGATATCAGTAAGTCCTTTTTCTTCGATCACTTCCAGTACCGCACCAACGATTTCATGAAATGCTGTATCATCCAGTGTAATCATGACTCTGGAAGCAGACTTGTTAACAGCGTTTACGATCTTTTCACCGTCAAACTCTTCCAGTGTTCCGTCTTTCTTAATTACTTTCATGTAAGACCACTTCTCCTTTCTGTAATGATTTTTGTACGTCAATCACTCTCTGATTGGTACTGCCCGCCCAGTGATAATTGACATCCTTCAACTCTTCTTCAAAGCGTCCATCCACCAGTACGTCTGCATACTTGACTGCTGCAAGCAGATATTTGTTTGCAAGAATCTGTTCCCATGTATACCCGGTGTAGACCCATATTGTTTTCTTCGGAAATCTCTTCTGTACTGCTTTCATGATGGAGAATACTGCTCCACGGTTCTGCGGGTGAAGCGGATCACCACCGGAGAAAGTAATACCTGCCACATACGGTTTTTCCAGTGCTTTCATGATTTCATTAAAAGCTCTCTTATCAAACACCAAACCGTCATCAGGATTCCATGTAACCGGATTCTGACAGCCCTTACAGTGATGTTCACATCCTGCAACCCAGAGGACTACCCGGAGTCCGTCACCGTTATTCATGTCATCCTGAGTAATGTTGTGATATCGCATTAGATATCTCCCGGCTTACGATGCAGAGAATTTTCTACTGTAAACCCTTCTGGGTAACGGGCTTTCAGCTTGTCAATATTCATCTGCATGACTGTATCAATATCCGTTCCCAGTGCATTACACGCTTCTGCGATCATCCAGAGACAGTCACCAAGTTCCTTTTCCATGTGTTCAAGGTTCACTTCATGTCCCTGATATTTCTTCTGCAAGATTCCTGCAACCTCTCCTGCTTCACTGTTCAGACCGAACACGGCATGAAACAGTCTATCTTCTTTCTGATCGTAAGGAATACTGCAAGTTCTAATTGCAAGTTCCTGATATTCTTTACCTGTCATGATTTAGTCCTCCTTATTCCTGTGTGATACAGGTGTTGGTGAGTTTGCCGTAAACATCCTCATACATCTCCTGCTTATCTCCGTTAAAAGTATACTCAGCGTAAATACCATCACCGCTGATTGTAGTAGATGCAAGGCATTTGTAATTCTGTAAAGTCTTGCAAGACCAGACTATAAACACATTGCTCATATCAATGTCAACTTCCGGTCTATTCTTGTGATACCATTCCACCAGTTTTCTCTTGCATACACTTTGAAAGTGATCCATACCTGTAATAATCATGATTTAGTCCTCCTGTTTCCACTCTTCTTTAGTCGGTGCTTCCTTATCTTCTCTGCCTGCACCAATAACTGCTACACAGATCAGGAAAATCTGACCTATAATAAAACCTCCGATAAATCCAAGTAATGCTCCCATAGTAATTTCTCCTTAATCGTTGTGAGTAACTTTGACACCGTATTCAGGAAGGAAGTTGATTTCATAATGGTACTTGTCAACATTTGCACCGGAAATATCTTCCACTACATACATCGTGTCATCGTTCAGATATACAAAATGCTTCTGATACTTCCCATCTCCCACTTCACAGATAACTTCCAGTTCATTGTCTGAATTATTGCTGAGAGAAAATGTACCTTCCATTTCAAGCAGGATCGTATCAGTTCTGGCATTGATTACAGTCAGTTTACGGGTTACATTGAAGTTGTCAGCTTCTTTACCGATGTTATACGAAACCTGTTCCGATTCCGTACATCCGGTCATAAGTACCGCTATCATAAGAGTGGCAATCACTACAGCAACTACTTTCTTCATAGTGCTTCCTCCTTAAATACCTTTGATTCTGGCAGCCATCATGTCTGCCGTATGAGTCCACAGAACGTTAGGAAATTTCTCAATAGCCTTTCCGTACTTATCCCAGTTTTCCTTGTCATCGAACGCTCCCATGTGCCATCTGATACACGCTTTCTCTTCCTCAGTCACACCAATGTCATTCGCTTCCAGAAGTACCAAAGACTTCTCACCGTGACCGGGAAGAGTGACATTCGGGTTGTAGCTGTACGTTCCATCTTCGTTGTGAATGTAGTTGTCACACTTGCAAAGATCATGGAACATTCCTACAAAATAGGGACTCTTTCTGCTGTTCCAGTGAAGTTTCAGATGTTTGGTAAGATGCAACAGGCTCTTAGTCACTTCAAGGGAATGATCGAACAAACCACCTTCATAATTCCCGTGATACTTTGTGGAAGCAGGAGCGGTGAAGTAACCCATTCTTTTGAGAGTGGCTACGAAGTAATCTACATCTTCCTTACCGAATACCTGACCCATCAGGGACTTGAAAATCTTAATTCTTTCGTTCGTGTTCATCTTCAATCCTCCGTTTTGAGAATATTTTAATATAACCATTGGAGAGTTTGAGATAACATCTCTCCCTCTCCGCAGGTCACTTACTTAACCAAGCAGACTGCCAAGGTCAAATGCCGCAGGTTTCTTACCTTCCTGCTTTGCAGGTTCAGTCTTTGCAGGCTTACTCTGCTGCTTCGGTGCTGCCGGGGCAACTTCCTCTTCGTCAAATCCGTCAGCGGCTTCCTTGTCACCCAGTCTCACGAATTTGAGCATCTTGCCCGGTGTCTTGTTGCTTTCGACTTCCTCATGCTCAACTTCACAGCGGATAAAGTGTCCAACTAACTCCTGATCGTCAATGTCCTTCACAGTGAAGTCATCCAGTGCTGTCTTAGCAAAATAGCTGAATGCATTTAGACCGCCCTGATTCGGCTCACCGTCTTTGTTCAGGAGAGAAAATCTCTCAATATGCTTCTGACCCTTTGCCGTCTGCATAACCACTTCCATCTTACCGAAGTCCTCTTTGTAGTTGACCTCAGTGATCTTGAAAACATGAGTTCCTTCCGGGATCAGTGTAAATCCCTCTGTAAGTCCAATCTTTGCCATTGTAATAGTCCTCCTTAAAATGTAATATTTATATTCAGAGATGTTATCTCATGAATGGCTTAATCTTTGTGTTTCTTCGGAGTGAAACGGTACTCAGGCTTTTCAGTCTCAGTCATGTACTTATCAAGCACACCGTCTTTCTCCATTGCTTCCGTATCAAAGTCCTGTTTCTTCTTCATGCTAACAGTCGTGACAAAATCATAACTGCCGCCTGTAATCGTAACAGTCTTGTCACCCGGCTTGAACTGACTCATACTTGCTTCCTTAATCAGTTCTTTCAGCTTTTTCAGACGCTTTTCATCGTCAGATACAGTTGCATTGACCTCTTCGATGTGAAGCATAAGCCCTTCGGCTTCCTTCACCATTGCGTCCAGATCGGAGTCAGGGGAGAGGTTGTTATCTCTCAGCACTTTCAGAATGTCAGCGTCAGCCTTTTCATCATACTTCGGAGATACACCGCCCTCTACATGAGTTTTCCACCATTTTTTAACCTGCGTGATCGTTTTCTTCATGTTCGGATATCTCTCAGACACCTTAAACGGACGAACGAAAGTATTCTCAGCTTTACACTCATAAGCTGCCGGGTCATCATAGTCCTTCTCACCCAGAACCGAACACACCATGATTACGTCATCGACTCCAAGAAGGTAAGCATAAAGTGCAGCCTGTAAAGCGTAATACTCAGGTACATCTTCTACCCAGTCCTCAGACCTCTTCGTGGTTTTCATTTCCAATACCGTTTGTGGCTTACCTTCCTTGTCTACAAGAAGGTAGTCCCACATACCACCGAAGATCGGTATATCACGGAAGAAATCTCCCCACGTTTTCTTGAAGTAGTCCTCACCGTACACATCCGTAGGTGTAATCAGATTGCTCATGAAGTATGCAGTTTTCATGTACTCTGCCTGCTTCGGCTCAATCGTCTTACCTGCGATAGTGTAGATCGTGTCCTCAAACGGTTCTTCATAAGTTCTGGTAATTGCACACCACGCATTGAACGGGCTTGTCCACTTATTCAGACCCATGATTGCTGCAAATCTTGTGCCTGTGATCTTCTTCGGTTTCGCAGGTGGTGTAATCGTGATGGTTTTATCGTCATTCCACTTCATAGAACTGTCCTCCTTCTTAAATGTACTGCTTCCACAGCTTTGCGAAAGTGCTTCTGCCGTCCCCGCCCTTCTTATTCAGACGGGTATATCCTGCACGTTTCATATTCGCTCTTGCGATCATTCTCTTAAATTTCCTCATTACTTCTGTCCTCCATGTAACGGGGTTCGCTTTCCCCGATTGTTCTACAGTCAATCAGTTCCTTAATTTGTCCATCCAACTCTACGGCTTTATTCAGATACCAGATAGCTTTCTGAATATCTTCCAGACCGTTTTTCCGTCTGTGACGGTAGATGTACTTCAAGGCATTGCACACGCAGAAATCCTTCGTTGCCTGTATACCCTGAGTCTCTACCATCACGTCAATGCACTCAAACTTCCCGGTTTCATAGTGGGATGGATGATTCACATTGTCTGACATACATTAACCCTCCGTCTTGTAAGCTGCGATCATCTCACCGAGATTCTTGATAAGCTGCTCACACTGAGAACGTGTTACCTGAGTGAAGCCATTGGTTTTCATGGCAATCTGCTGAACAAAATCCTCCTGATCCGAGTCTTTCTCCATCAGTTCCTTGCAGGCATTTTTCAGTGCTGCGATCTGCAAGTCATCAGCCTGTCCCTCAGTGTCAGTCAGAGTTTCCTTTGCTTCCTTACGTTCCGCAGGTGTAGCCGGGGCTTTCTGCTTTTTCTGAGACTTCTTCTCAGTCTTTGCCTTTTCCGGGTTCGGTGCTTCAATCTCCGGTTCTTCCTCTTCCGGTTCAGAACCAAGAGTAGCGTCAATGTCATCCGGTTCAGTGATATCCAGAACTGCCATCCAGAGATAACGTCTGAGGTATGTAATGGATGAACCAAGTGCCTGCATAGGATTGGTTACTTCCTTACCTGCATTGCTCACGATAGGCTTAACCTCACGGTACGGAACACGGAACTCAATAGGTGCTTCCTCAGAGTTGTCCGTGTTGTAGACTCTCATGACAGCACCGTTTTCATCGGTGAAGTCAATGTCAGTGGTAAGACCTACACGGGCAAAGATTCTGATTGCAGGAGGTACAATGTCCTCCAACTCAAAATACTTGAACTCCAAGTGCATATTCTTACCGGACTTCTTAACCTTCTGGTTAAGGAACTGTAATCTTGCCTTTGCAAGTTTCTGTCTCACGTTCATACCTTCATAAATGTTTGCCATTGTTATTGATCCTCCTTAATTTCTTGTAAAAATGCTCTTGATAATCAGATAGATAACCCAGACTCCCAGTGCCAGTTTCCAAGTGAACATGAAGCCAAAACACATTGCCAGAATCCAGATCAGCAGGGCAGTAATCAGAAAACTGATTACAAGCCCGATGATAACTCCTAACAGATAAAACATAGCCAATCCTCCTTACTCTGCGAATACCCAGTCATCGGCAAGCATATCTGCCTGAGATGCAAGCCAACCCATCTGCACCCCGGAAGTTCCGACAAAAGCTACTGCCATGTTACCGATGGCATCATGCTCACAGTTCACGATATCTCCGGTAGGTGCTTTGTAAGAGATTCCGCTTGCAAGCTGAATGTACTGCTTCTTGCCGTTCCATCCCTTACGGGCTACCTTGTGTCCACGTTTCAGATACTTGATTGCTTCCCCGAAGGAGAAAGTAGCTTCACCACCCATTGCAGGGCAGTTCTTAGTGCTTGCAAGCACCCATTCATCAGAAAGAATATTCAGAGTGGTGTATTCAACCCTCTTAGTCTCACGGATATCCAATTCTCTGCCATCCTTCGTGTGCATTACGATAGTTTCCTTTGCAGCATCCCAGTACCAGTAACCACCCCAAGACGGAAGTTTCACCGGATATCCCTGCTTCATCAGCTTGAACGCTTCCTTGAAATTCATCGGAGTCAGATTTTCAACAACAATCTCCCAGTCACCGTCTGCTACCCACATTAAATCAAATGGGAAGATTTCTCTTGTATCACATTCAAGACCTTCTTCGTCATGGTTGACAATGATACCGCCCTTTTTATACCAGTAGGCGTTGTCCCAGTCTTTCAGTTTAATCTTCTTACCTTCATCCATAGCCTTGCTCACTTCATGAAATTTCAT